GGCTATCTGTGCTGGTGACGGCGCAGACGCTGCATAACCTGGAGCGGCTGGCTGCCATGGACGGCAGCCGGAACCTGGGCCGAGTGGTGGACAAGCTCACCCGGGACAAGATGGTGTCGATGTGGTGGAAGGGGGAATTGACTGATGACGCGGGACGACGCGGTTGAGATTCTGACGACAGCCAGGGAGATGTATCCTGGAAAATCGGTAATCAGGGACGCATTTACGCTGGCCCTCTCTGCCCTCCGCCCCGTCAGCCGGGAGCAGGTGGAGAGGATGGCGGGTGAATGGGTTCAGGATATCAATAAGGGGCCAGCGGTATTCTATTGTAGTTCTTGCGGCGAAAGTTTCGAGATTCATTCCTATGAGTTTCAAAAGTATAGATTTTGTCCGTTCTGTATGGCTCCCATGACGGACGAGGCCGTGGAGATGGTGATGGAGAGATTGGAGGCGCTGAAAGATGGCAAGGGCGATTGATGGAGACGAACTGCTGGGCATTGAGCGATTGCTTGACACTGATATAGTCCGGCAAAGCAAAACTGCGTCATGGCTGTTAGACCAAGTGCTGCATGATATACAGGCGATGCCCACCCTCACCCCGCCGAACGAGGCGCTAACACCGGAAGAACTGCGGGAGATGGGAGAACAACCGTATTGGCACGTTGGGTTGCGGGAAGAAAGTCCTCCGCCACATTGGAATATCCTGGACCCCTTCTGTGCAAAGCGCATAGAGGACTACAAATACGGCAAGAACTGGATAGCCTACCGCCGCCCGCCGGAGGGAGAGGAGGACACCTGATGAAATGCAAATTTGAGCATGATGGAGATTGTTGTAACTGTGTTTCTCAACAGTATATGTGCAAGTGCAAGCCGAAGATCTGCGGCAGCATAGTCCCAATAACCAACGCCGACCGCATCCGGGCCATGAGCGACGAGGAGTTGGCGGACATTTTCCTCAGAGCTGACTTTTGTAAGTGTTGTGAGCATGAAAAAGACGAAGTATGCAATTACATCTGTGCTTATCCAAACATTCCGCTTTATGAAGGGTGCAAGCAAGCTGCATTGAAGTGGATGAAGCAGCCAGCAGAGGAGGACACCTGATGGACATTGAGAAGCTGATTGAGCAGTTACACAATTTTGAGGCGTGCGCCTATGGATACCACATCAATGGCGAAGTCCTTGGCGTAGACTGCTCAGATTTTGAGCAGGTCATGGTAGATGCCGCTGAAGAAATATCTAAAATTCCCACGCTCCAGGCCGAAAACGAGCGATTGAAAAACAAATTGTCCGAATTGGCACACTTGCCGTTTGACGAGCCTGGGATCGGAGAGCGAACAAGGCTGATGGCCGAAAATGCAGAACTGCGGGCCGAGCTGGAGCAGGTGAAGCGGGAACGGGATGCGGCAGTAGAGGACCTGCACAAACTTTGCCCCGCATGGAAGTGGGACGGCGAACCATCAAACCTGCTGACCGTCCCATTTACGGCTGGGAGGCAAACCCCTGGGTGTGGGTTATTTCGTTTGAGTGGATCAACCGCCCGCCGGAGGGATAGATACATTGGAAACGGAGGAGATCAAAATGGCGCGACTGACATATAAGACTAAGGACGGGAGCTGGGGGCTCCGGGGGGTGCCGTGGACGCAGCTGGCGGCACTGCCGCCGAGGGTGTATGGGGCCCTGGCCACGCTGAAGGACATGGAGGAGCTGGTAGATCAGATCAATGATCCAGCCGGAGGTCGGAATGGTCAGGCAGACCTGGCAATGGAGGATCTGCTGGGCCACGGGGAAACGCGGACAAAAGAGGGAAGGGAGCGGGGACAAGAATGGATCATGAAGCGGTTTTGCCGGATCGAGTGAGAGAGCCGGGCTCCGTCCTGGTGATCCGGCTGCCTATCCAGAATGAGGTGCGCTCGCTCCAGAATTACCGGCGGTATGTGCTGGAGTCCATTGCCCAAGGAATCCTGGTGCTGGGCAAGGATGTGACCTACTGTGTGGAGCAGCTTGGGTGGATGCCTCCGGTGGTGCTGGGGGAGGAGCCGCCGGTGCCGGAGGAGCCGGAACCGTCCAGTCCGCAATGCACAGGGAGAAACGCTGCGGAGAAGCGGCGGATCTTTGAACGGCTCCAGCTGTTCCGGGGGGCCAATGGGCTGGGCTGTCTGCGCCGGATCTCTGATAAATGTACGTTTGGCATCACGGACGACCTGCTCCGGGACATCCTGACCGGCAATGCCTCCCCGACCATCAAGGAGTGGCGGGAGATCGGCCGGGCGCTGGACGAGCTGGAGGGAAAGGGGGCCGCCGGTGAGTAAGACCTTGAAGCAGGTCCGGGCCGGCCGCCTCGTGTGCGCGGTGGTCTACACCACGGCCGCCGCCGGAGACTCGCCCAGGGCCAGGGCCCAGAAGCAGCGGGCATCTACCGCCGCCCGGGAAACGCTGAACGCCAGGACCTCATTCCAGAAGCTGGAGCGGACACTGGCGGCCAATTTTGACAATGGGGACCTGTTTCTTACCC